CTTAGTGATCTTAAGATTTGTCTTCTTAGTAGCCTTTCTTGCATCTTCTTCTTTCTGATCTAAATATTTTGGATTATACATCTTCTTATGGAGTTGCCACAAACTTGGACTACCAACTCTAAATCCTTTGCGAACCGTAGCTTTGTACCAAAATACACAATCAGTAATCTTATTAGATTTAACGGTGTTCTAATACGAGGCATTCATAGTTTTCTGTACACGCATCCATCACTTTATTGAACATATCAAATGTTGGAAAAATACCAAAGAATGATTTATAGAGTTTTTCTCTATTTTGTATGATGTTTTCCCTAAGTATAAATACATAGTCCACATTTGCACGCAAAGCTGGTGGGAGATCCATTACATACTGCATTGTCAACATGAAAAAGATGTTATAGTGTCTACCATTCATAAAACACTGACGAATACAAGTGTCTTTGAGAAACTTACTATCATACATACAATCATCAAGAAGCATAAAAGCGCCATTATTGGGACTTTTACCTTTTGTACCAACTAATTTACGCTGTCTGGATATTACTCGTTCAATCGCGTCTCTGTCATATTCACCATAAACAAATAGGTCTGGGATAAATTCACCATAAAAATGGTTTCCTTCTTCTGTACCAGATAAAACTATTCCAGCTGGAATATGTTTTTTGTGATACATGATATCTTTCACAAGCGTAGACTTACCGGTATTACGCTTTCCTATAAAGACACACACCCGATCATCACTCATTGTTTCGGGTTTGAATTTCCTCAATTGAAGATTCATTCTACTTTAGTGTCCCGTTTTATTTACCAAAATTTTACTCACATAATGTAGGAATGTCAGGTCGTTTAAGACTTGCTGCCATCGGAGTCCAAGATCAATGGTTAACAGGAGATCCACAATTTTCATATTTCCTGATGAATTTTAGACGCCACACTAAATTTGCAATAGATTATGTCGAAAGCCAGTTTGACGGTGATGTAAATTTTGGTAAAATTATCAATTGTCGAATTCCAAATGATAAAGGTGATTTAGTTAAGAACTTGACCTTGAAGGTTACTTTAAGTGATCCAACACCTGATACGCCTGGGGAAAATGATACTTTCTGGTCACCATCGGTCATATCTCACATGATTGAATACGCCGAACTGCTTATTGGTGGACAAACTATTGAAAAAATTACAGGTGAATATATTTACATGCATCAGCAACTTTATAATACAGATGATGACATAGATCAAACACTTTACTTTTTGAATGGTCATGGTAATATTCTTACATACAGTGGCGAATACAATTACTTTATTGATTTACCATTTTATTTTTATCGTAATCCAAGTTTAGCTATACCAACTTGTGCATTAACTAAACAACTTGTTGAAGTCAGAATAAAAACAAGACCACTTAGTGAACTCATATTTGGTGGAGCTCCCGCGGGTGTGCAGGGTTCTATAAAAAAAATATCAATCGATACAGAATTTGTATTTGTTACAGAGACCGAAAGAAACTTCATGATGTCTAGACCACTTGATTATGTAATAACACAAGTACAAATATCAAATTTTGTAATGAAAGCTGGTGAAAATACTAAATCTGTAATGCTCAATTTTTCTCATCCCGTAAAAGAAATGTTTTTTGTTTCGCAATCAGAAAAAGCTGTAAGGGATAACCACCCAAACAGGTATAATACTTTAACAAATGTTAAACTTCAGTTTAATAACACAGTAGTTTTTGATAGAGATAGAAAATTTCTTGTATATGAACAATCTCTTAAACACCATATAAGTCCTCCAGAGCTTGGAGTATCGACTTACAATCAATCGGAATTTGGTGTATACAGTTTTGCTCTTAAACCGGAATTATACTATCCAACAGGACAAGTGAATATGAGTAGAATAATACATAAACTTTTAACAGTCAAAATAAACCCAATTAATGATATCGACGATAATAATACTAGAGTGTATGCAATAAACTATAACATACTCCGTGTTGAAAGTGGAATAGCAGGTTTAAAATTTTAAATTTATATAATAGTAATGGCTGGTGTTGTTCAGCTTTTAGCATCTGGGCGTCAAGACAGGTTTTTTACCATAGATCCAGACTATACATATTTCTTGGAAAGTTTCAAAAAACATTCAAATTTTTCAAGAGAATATGTAGATATAGATGCAGAAAATACGCCAGATTTTGGAGGTAAAGTTAAATTTAGAATACCACAAAATACCGGTGATCTTTTACAAACCCTGAGTGTTAAAATGACGCTTCCCGCATTACCAGATACAAACGGAGCAACGTTCATAGAATCAATAGGTCATGCTATTATTGAATATGCTGATTTAATAGTTGGTGGAAAAATTATACAGAGAATACCAAGTGATTATCTTCAGATATATTCCGAACACTTTGTCACACAAACAAAACAAAGAGCACTTAAACAGCTTGTTGGGAAATACCCCGAAAGAACGATTGATAGACGGGTTTCGGATTATGAAATACTAAATACGGTGGGTCGTGCAGACACAGAAGACAATTTTTTTGTAGATATACCTTTTTATTTTTATAACAACCCAGGACTATGTTTACCACTATGTGCAATTAAAAGACAGGAAGTTGAAATTGAATTAAAACTCAGAAATTATGATCATTTAATTATTAAAAATACAACTGGTGAACTTATAACAAATTTGGAAGAAGGTATAATTCATATTAAAGAACTTACATTATGCGCGGAAGTGATATTTTTGGACCCATGTGAAAGAATAAAAATAGAAAATAAAAAAACTGACTATGTAATTACACAAATCCAAACAAATACATTTGACATAGCAAAAAGTGAAGAGTCTGGTTCATTCAAGTTGGATTTTCTAAATCCCGTAAAAGAACTTTACTTTGTTATTCAGCGACAAGGTGATATAGGCACAGGGGAAGGACAATTCATAACACCATTTGATTATGATAATACACTTGTTGATACAAGTGGAAAGTACATTTTATATGAAAACCTAGATTATTTAACACTTGATTTAGATGGACAACCAATCATCACAAAGGATACCGGTAATGTTATATTTTTAAAAGCTGTTCAGGCGGCGATTCATCATTCAAAAACACAACTTCTCAGACGCTTTTATTCGTATAGTTTTGCTCTTGAACCAGAGAAGTGGTATCCAACTGGTCAAGTAAACTTTAGTCTCGTAAAAGAACAAATACTTAACCTAAGTCTTACACCATGCAACGATTATTCAAGACAAATACGGGTATACGCTATAAGCTATAACACCCTTCGTGTAAGTGAGGGAACTGCCCGAACTCTTTTTGACGTTAAATATTAAGAAAGATGATGAAAACTGGTTTTGGAGAATCTTCAGGAGCTTACGAAGAAGCTCAACAAGAGGCTCTCATTGGTATTCTGATTCCAGTACTTGAAAGAAGCATGATATTGGCAGCAGAATATTCAAAAGCGTGTGGTCGTGATACAGTACTTGGTGAAGATATGGAATACGCCATCAAGTATTGTGTGATGTACACAGTTGGACAGAACATTGGATCAATTTGTCCAGATATTTACGATGAAGAGTCTTCAGATGAAGAAGATATTGAAGAAGTTGATGTGGATGAATGTCCACCCTTTGAGCGATACACGGGCGATGAAACAACTTTCAAACAAATGAATGAAGCCTATGACAGATGGGAAACATGGGTACCACAAAGTCCGGTAGAGGAGATGTTAAAAAATGCCATTAATAGTAATGAGTACATCGGAGCCGGAGGGGTGGACGATTTCTGAATATAAGTCATTAAAAACTACAGATGACTCTGACAGCAGCACTGATGGAGATTCCGATGACGAAGAAGAACAAATCTTCGCAAAGTCACAAATAATCAGGAGACCTAAATACAAAAAGTTAGTTGAAAAGGAGGAGTTGTTACCAGAGTAAAAAATTTTCCCAATGTATAATATAAAAACTCACCATGTCCGGCATGCTCGAACAAGCTATTGACACTGTTGAACTTGTCACCCAAGAGCTCGAAACTCAATCCCTCAATGCTATCGTTGCGGGTTTCTCTTTCGCGGCTGCTCTCAGCTGGAATGACCTCGTTCGTTGGACCATCCAACAACTCATCAAGGTGCCAAAGAACGGCGGCGTCCAATACACCCTCACCGCCATCTTGACCACCCTCTTGTCCATCGCCGTCTATTTGGTTATCGCGCGCATCTCCACTCGCGTTTCCAAGCCAGCGCAACCAGTCTTCGCGATTACTCGCTAAGTTTGGGGCGCTTACGCATTAGGGACAGTAGAACAATTCCAACAAAAATAATTATACCGATAGAAAGATACTCTTTCCATTTATAAACATCGTCCAACTGAGTTGGGATGCTTATTGGTGGTGGCAACTCCTTATTTACAACTTCTGGAGAGACCTTTGGTAGTCCTTCAAGTTTATCCGTACTTCCGTGTATTCTTAACTTTATAGCGTGATCCCGATTCATGAAATCAAGTGGTATAAGTTTGTTATTTTCTTTGTAATACCATTCAATTTTGAGATTTGATATTTCCCTTTGAGGTCCATTATTAAATTCATGTACAAATGAATCATCATTTCCATAAAATGTGTAGTACTCTTGGTATGTACTGTATGTAACATCAGTTTCTGTATTCAGAAACACACCCGTATAAAATGGTGTATTTGTGTATGAATCTTGATTAAGATCATCAGAACCAGATGATATTTTCAAAACAAAACTTTTAGGAGCGACACCTACACCAGCCCTGCCACCACTTATAACACTACTTGAAGATGCTACGTTAGAAGCACTTAATCCAAAAAATTGATTTGGTGTTGTTCTATTTATAACATTTGATGTAAAACCATCTACACCATCGTAAAAGTCAATGTAAAATTCATCACTCGCGTCGAGGTTAGAAAACTCGTAATGGTTATATGTATATATAACTTTATCAACTGTATCACAACCCGATGCTGGTATAGCCGTATTCTGTAAATAACTCGCAAATGTAGTTTCACTTACAGAACCTGAACTAAAAGTTGTATCAAGTGGGTCTATTGTGACATCATATGATCCAAAATCATCCCGAATAGTGAATTTGTTATTGAAATGATT